TCGTGCATTTAAGGAAAAGTATTCAGGTGTAACAGAGTGGCATGATAAGTTGCAACGAGAAGCCGTTGAGACAAAAAGGATTGTACTACCATCTGGCCGCACATATTCTTTTCCAGATACACAGTGGACAAAGTGGGGTACTGCAACTAATCGTACTGCCATCTGTAATTACCCTGTACAAGGATTTGCAACGGCTGATATATTACCATGTTGTCTTGTTGATTTAGAGAAAAGATTACGACCATATAAGTCTGTCATATGCAACACTGTACACGATTCAATTGTCATCGATTGTCATCCAGATGAGGAAGAACAAGTCATAGCAATTTTAAAGTTTTCTATGTTGGGTGTTGCAGCAGATCTACAAAAACGCTATAAAATCAGTTACTTAATGCCTGTAGAAATAGAAATAAAAAAAGGTAATAATTGGCTTGACACATCTGTAGTGTATCCTGTAGAATAATTTTATCGCTAACTTTCATTAAGGAGAAGTAACATTAGCAATTTAGCAATAGTTGACGACCAACTAGATAAAATGGTCGAAGCATTAGAGAATGATGATGATCAAGCTCTACTTGCATTAACTGGTCAAGAAGCCAAACCTGCCGATAACGAACTGGCGAAACTGGCTATTAACTACGAGACAGAAACTGATGATGGTCATACTCTTCGTAAGGGTGACTATAGAGTGTGGCATGAAAATCGGTTTCTTTATGCACCTGAGGTAAAGATACGCATATTCATACGGTCTTTTATGTGGAGTCTTTTTGATGCAGAAGAAGGTAAACCTATCTGCAACTCGGTGCAAAAATTATCTCTTGATGGTGTATTCAATGATACATTGGGGGGTGATAGATGTGGTCGATTGGTGAAAGAGGAAGCTGCAAAGCTTACTGACGATGATCCAAGATTGGTCACATCGAAAGCCGTACAGTGCAACCAAGTTATTTATGGTGTGTTGTCTGGCAAGATGAAAGAAGCTGATGGTACAGAGGTACAACTCGATAATTTACCTATCATTAGTTATTTCAAAAAGTCTGGGTATATGCCCATGAATAACTTCATAAGAGGTTTAGCTGACAGGAAAAAGATTATACCAAGAGTTGAGGTTAATCTTAAAACTTCTAAAGCTAAGAAAGGTTCTGTTACATTTTTTGTGCCAGTGCCAACTGAAGGTAAGTCTTTGACTTCTCTATCCGATGAGGATAAAATTTTAATAAGAATGTTCAAAGATACCATCGATGCTTCTAATGTTAATGTAATGCAAAAACATAATGAAGTCTTAAGAGGGAATGTGTCTGACGAAGATTCAGATCTCTCTAAAGACTTCGATGCTGCTATTACTTAGTATACAGGAGTTTCTAGACAAAGCTGGTCAGGGAGAAGTCGAACTCCCTGATCATCTTATCACAGAGTTTAAAGAGTCCTGCGAACTCGCAATTAGAAAACAATTTACAAAAAGAGAAGGTGCTAAACTAAGAATGTCTGGCATAGGTAGACCTATATGCCAACAGATACTTAGCCTACAAGATTGCCCTAAAGAAAGTTCGTACAATGATATAATGCGTTTCTTGTTCGGTGATCTAATTGAAGCAGTTGCCATGCTTGTCATTAAAGCTGCAGGAATAAAAGTTGTAGGTGAACAAAAACCAAGTCAAATTATATTAGATAAAGAAAATATTAAGGGAACTCTTGATGTTATTATTGAAGAAGATGGAGTGCAAAAAGTGTGGGATATAAAATCGGCATCTCCTTTTTCTTTTGATTATAAGTTTCGTAAAGGCTATGACAAAATAAGAGATGATGATCCTTTTGGATACATAGTTCAAGGTCATCTGTACGGTGAAGCAAACAAGATGCCTTTTGGTGGATGGATAGTTGTAAACAAATCTACAGGAGAATGGGCAGTTGTAGATGCACCAAGTGACATAGAAGAACGCAAGAGAGTTATTAAAGAAGCTAACAGAATTGTAAAAACAGTAAAGAAAGCTGACTTTAAAAAAGTAAAACTAAAAGATGATTGGGAAACGTATCGACAAGATGGTGAGATACTACGAACTAAAAACAGATTGATGCCTAAGTTATGCTCATTCTGTGAATACAAAAAGCACTGTTGGACAAACGCAGAGTATGCAACCAAGATCACATCAAAAGCAAAGATGCCCCCTCAAGTTTGGTACACTCGATATGCACAGAAGAGGTTATAATGCCATTAGTATATACCGATAATTACGACATTGAATTTATAACATTAAATCCTCACATTGGTTTCTTGTATGTTGAGTCTCGTAAAAGTTTAGGTGGCAGCAGAAATATAGCTATACTAAGAGGGCATCTTAAAGGTATGCCTATCACATTAAGAGAAAACTATGCTGATAAGGGGTATTTAAAACCAGAGACACAAGCAAGAGACAAATCATTAGTGTTAAAAGAATTTAAAAATATTCAAAATAAATTATGGAGTCAGACTGTTATATGCCTTCCGATTACACCCTTTCAAAAAGAATTGGAAATTTTAGAAAAGTATTCCCCAGAAGTGGCAAAGACCTTATCAAGAAGAATGGAATACATAAGAGAAACTTTCTCATAGTGCCTACATACAGATCTCAATTTGAAAAAGTAATAGCCGTTAAGATGGCAAGAGATGGTGGTTCATTTAAGTATGAAACTATTAGGCTACCTTACGTTCCTAAAGTAAGACACTATACTCCAGATTTCTATATACCTGAGACAGACATATACATAGAAGCAAAAGGTAGGCTTACAAGAGAAGACAGATCAAAGATGTTATTAATAAAAACTCAACATCCTGAATGTGATATTCGTTTTGTTTTTCAAAATGCAAAAAATAAACTGTACAAAAATAGTAATACATCGTATGGTGATTGGTGTAACAAACACGGATTTGAATGGGCAGAAAAAACTGTGCCTAGAGAGTGGTTAAAAAATGAGTGATGAAGAGAAAGAAAGAGAAATAGAAAAGTTAACACTTCTACCAGATAGGTATTATATTATTTTAAATAAGGTAGACGAAGAATCTTTTACTTTGACTGCGTATGATACAACAGGAGTGTATGATACTAAAAACCCTTGTTCTGCTGCAGTGGCACAAGAAGGAATATTAGAAATGATTGACATGGATTTAACCACTGTGTTAAGATTAGGATCGGTTAGGATTAAGCATAGAGATATGCTTCCGATTGAAGACAATGTAATAAAAGTAGACTTTGGAAAAAAACAATGAATAAAAAAACTATGGTAAACAGAGAAATTGTAGAGGATATGGTTAATCAACCACCACATTATAATCAAGATAAGATAGAATGTATTGATGCAATTGCATCAGCAACAAATGGTGGGTTTGAACACTATCTACAAGGAGTTATAATTAAGTATCTTTGGAGATACAGATATAAGGGCAAGCCTGTAGAAGACTTAAGAAAAGCTGAATGGTATTTACAAAAATTAATAGAAATAAAAATGAGAGAGGATATAGAATGAAAAGCTTACCAACACCCTACCAAGACTTTATACACAAATCTCGCTATGCTCGTTGGAATGAGAAAGACAAAAGACGAGAAGATTGGGATGAAACAGTTGACAGATATTTAGAGTATGTGTCTGCACATATAAAGAAAGAACACGACTTTGATATAGATGGTCATAACGTAGGGTTGTATTCTTCTCTTAGAAGCCACATATTAGATTTAAAAGTAATGCCATCCATGAGAGCAATGATGACTGCAGGAGATGCATTAGAGAGAGATAATATTTGTGGATATAATTGTAGCTACATTCCTGTTGATCACCCCAGAGCATTTGATGAGTGCATGTATATCCTTATGTGTGGCACAGGTGTTGGGTTTTCGGTGGAACGAGAGAATGTTGATAAACTCCCGGTAATTGCTGAAAAATTTCATAACAGTGATACAGTTATTACAGTTGCTGATAGTCGTATGGGGTGGGCAAAGTCCTACAAAGAATTAGTTGCATTGCTTTATTCTGGGCAGATTCCCACTTGGGATATAAGTCTTGTTAGACCTGCAGGAGCAAAGTTAAAGGTTATGGGTGGTAGAGCATCAGGACCAGAACCTCTTGTTGAACTGTTTGATTTTACTATAAATACATTTAAAAAAGCTAGTGGCCGCAGACTTTATCCAATAGAATGTCACGACATTATGTGTAAGGTTGGGCAAGTTGTCGTTGTTGGTGGTGTTAGAAGATCTGCACTAATCAGTTTGTCTAACTTAGGTGACGACCAGATGAGCCATGCTAAGTCTGGAACTTGGTGGGAAACTCAGGGTCAACGTGCATTGGCAAACAATAGTGTTGCTTACAAGTTTAAACCTGAGATGGGTACATTCATGCGTGAGTGGGTATCTCTGTATGAATCTAAGTCTGGTGAACGTGGTATGTTTAATCGTGAAGCATCAGACAAACAAGTTGCAAGAAACGGAAGAAGAGAAACAGGGCATGCATGGGGTACTAATCCATGTTCTGAAATAATACTTAGACCTTATCAGTTTTGTAACTTGTCAGAAGTAATAGTTCGTGGTGACGATACATTACAAGATTTAAAACGAAAAGTTCGTATGGCTACAATATTAGGAACATTTCAATCAACGTTAACTAACTTTAAATATTTGAGGAAGATATGGAAACAGAACACAGAGGAAGAAAGATTATTAGGAGTATCATTAACTGGTATCATGGATCATCCAGTTTTATCAAAAACTACAGATTCTACACGATGGCTAGAAGAAATGAAAGAAGAAGCAGTCCTTACAAATCGAGAGTATGCAAAACTACTGGGTATCCCTCAGAGTGCAGCGATAACTTGTGTAAAGCCCTCAGGTACTGTGTCGCAATTGACTAACTCTGCAAGTGGTATACACTCAAGGCATAGTCCATTTTATATAAGAACAGTAAGAGCAGACAACAACGATCCTCTTACAAAAC